CCGCACGGTTGCTGATGACCATGTAGTTTGATTTGTGCAGCGGGGCGATAGTGTGCTTACGCCGCCGGGCTTGCTGTTCTCCGCACTCCATGCACAGGTGGTAGCCCAGAGCCGCACGGGCCTCAGCTACCGTGTCTCCACATTTGACGCAGTTATGCGTACGCATAATTCACTCCTCCTCCGGGGTTTCGCCTCGGTCCCACAGGGCTTTGCATACGTGGTACACCACGTGAATCAAAATGGCCGTCAGCAGGCCCCCTACCGTGATCGGTGTGTCTAAAAACTCCATCACTTGTTCTCCTCAGTCATCGGTATATCAATCACCTCCACCTCGACGCCGTGGCGCTTGGCTAGCAGGCGCAGCATCTGGCTCTTGCCCTCGGCAAGGTCTCCCAGGGTCTCTCGCAAAGACTTTTCCACCAGTGCATCGCACTCGGCATTGAACTCCTTATGCGCACGTGCCCACTTGTCGTGGAACCGCTGCTCTTGTTTCGTTAGCTTCCGTTTCTTGCTCATGGTCGTTCTCCGTGGTCTCAGTTATGCGCCCGCATAATCGGGCTAGGGAAAAACTTGTTTATTTCAGTATTCAAGGCCCATCATAACACAACTGATAACAAATGTCAAGTGTTTACATGTTTTGCTATCTGTTTATTTTGTACGTTTTGTTCGTAATGTACTTGCATTTTTTAGTTATGTCTCGGGAAAGTTCCTGTAAACATGTTTGAAATGAAGTAGAGTGATAAGAGGTGGTATGTGTTATAGGAAAACGTAATGTTCGGTGGATTAGTGAAATGTTCGCATAATCGAGGCTCGCAAGTTATTGAAAAATAAGGAAGTTCCTTTTGTGACACGGTTTTTGGTTATGTCTCGGTTTTTTCTGAGGTGCAGGGTGACGGGGTGAAAGCGAACAATGTACGGAGGGGTCAGGCAGCTCGTCAGGGTCGAGACATAAATTTTTTGAAACCGAACAATACAAAAATGGTGATTTAAAAGATATAGATAGATAGAACAATGTATACGAGTTTCATACGCTGAACTTGCGCGTGCTTATCACAGAATGCTAAGAGGTATTTTGTACGGTTGCAAACCGAACAATACCGGAACAAAACGAACATTCGGGCCTTTTTACCGAACATTCGTTGCGTATCAACAACTTAGCTGGATTATGCGGGTGCATAATTGATAAGATGCTCGTCGCAGTGGGCATCTCTGGTATCTGTTGACAAGTTATGCGTACGCATAATCGGGAGGTGCGTAACTGTGCCGAAAACGGAGTGATGCTCGTCGCCGTGGGCATCTCTGGTATCAACCCACAACAGGGAAAGAAGTTAGGGTGAGGTGGGAATGGATTATGCGCGGGGCATAATGCTCCTCGCTGCAAAGGTCTCTGGTATCAAAAAACAGGCACAAAAAAATGGGGCACCCCGAAGGGTGCCCCAGCCAGGAAGGCAACGGGCCGGAAACCATCCTAGCCCGTATAGTGTAAACAAGTTTAGCTGGCGCGGCGATCCTGGCGTTCACGCCACCGCTCCGTTGCAATGCGATAAAGAAGATCACGGCAGTGCTTTAACCCTTCAAGGTAGGCTTCGGTTAAGGACAATTCCTTAGCACGATCCCCCCAGGCATCCCCAAGGCAAGCGCCAGGGAAAGGGTTCCCGCCCTCTAGGTATTCCGAAACCAATTCGATTCTAGCTTCGATCGTTTGGATGGCCTTGCGTTCAAAGGTAGGCATAACGTATTCCCCTTAGATAAAAAGGGGCCCCGAAGGGCCCCGTGAATGTTACTCGGATGCGTTCCCGAGCTTTGTTACCAGCTTAGCTGCTTCCTTGTCTGCCTTGCCCATACGGGTCAGCAGGGCTTTCAGTACCTTGCGCTCCGTAGCGGTCAGCTTGGGAGCTTCGGCTTTCTGATCCCTGGCGAGCATGGCGTGGGCGTGCTTCGCGTGGAACTCTTCGTCAGTGGCTTTGGCCTTCGTGACAGTCTGGCCTTCGCCAGCGCGGGCCTTATCGTGATCCTCCAAGGCCTTGCGAAGCTTATCCATGAAACTGGACAGCTTGCCTTTGATGGCGTTTGCGCGTTCCTTGCGCTTCGGCATGGCGATGAAATGCTCAGGGATGCGAAGCCCTTTCACTTCATTATCCGTAAGATCGCCCTTGTAAATGCCGTCCACAATCGGCTTGGCATAGGTGGCCTTAATCTTCGCCGCGTCCTTGTCATAGTCGGCGACATAATCGCGTTCGGCTTCCGTAAGATAATGCCCGAAACATACCAGCTTGTTTGTGTCCCAAGCTTGGGACATTGCCTTAGCTTCCGGCGAGGATTCAGGATCGCCGAAGCGCTTTTTAGTGAACGCGGTTAGCTGGTAGGCGCCGCGATACCCTGGCGCTTCGGTAATCATGCGCACCATGGACTCCTTGATGCCCTCGCCAGCGCGGGCAATTTCAATGGCCTGACCGACCGTGACAGTCTGGCCTTCGTGCTCGCCGGTAAGCTCGGCGAGGTACAACGGTTGAAAAGTAGACATAGGATATTTCCCATATAGGTTAAAGGTAACAGCTTGCCCCCTTGTGGGGACGCCTTCATTACCTCACAAACGTATGAGTTTGGCTAGGATAGTTTACAGATAGCAGTAGGTAGCAATTATGCGCAGGCATAATCCGGGGACCTTGACCCTATTCGCTAACCCTGGACCCCCACCCCTCCCCCATGACCCACTACGTCAGCGCGGTACCATACGGGCCTAGGTATTACTATTTCCCACGAACAAATCGCAAAAATCTGAAAACCGGACCCCCACCCCCTCTATATAGGGAACACCCCCCGGTAGGAGTCCCAACCTCCCCTGCTGAAAATTTTTTGCTACTACATAGGTACCTGCGGCGGCGTTGTGCGTACTTGCTAACCCTGACACTTATTTGTTATACAGCGCACACAGCTTCGGCTTGCGACTAAAAATATGACTATGCAGATAGAACCCGAAATCGGTGTGCCGATGGGCGATGCGGTTGGTGCTATGGACCTAGCTGCCCGTGCGGAGGTAATGGCGAATACCGTAGAGCACCTGTCTCAGCATGGGTTACACGTCGAGCCGAATAAAGAGGACGAAGACGTTGCTGCAAGGTTAGCTATGGCCTACGCCGAAGACCCCGAGAAGACCTCCAAGAAAGTCAGCATGACCCGTGCGACTAAACTGACCCCACCGTCCCTGGTGCTAACAAGTAATATCCTGCGAGAGTTCGGCCATAACATCGCCGAGTCGGCGACTCAGATACGCCACCTAGTAACAAATAAGTTAATCGAAGAGACCGAGAACCCCGACCCCCGCGTGCGTATCCGTGCCTTGGAGTTGCTGGGTAAGATTTCCGACGTTGGGCTCTTCACCGAGAAGACCGAGATCACCATTACGCATCAGACCACGGATGACATTAAGGAGCGCCTCCGCAGCAAGCTCACAAAGCTCGTCAATCCGCCGGAAACAGATGACGTAGTGGACGCCGTGGTGATTGATGGGGACGAGATTGATATTGATGCGGAGTTTGGGCTGGATGATGCGGAGCATAGCCCTGAGGACCCCGCCCAAGACCTCGACGAGATCGAGCCCCAGGCTCCCCTGCCGGAGAAGGCCGATAAGGACCTAGAAGCGGCCATGAAAGAGGCCCTAGAGGACGATTTGGTGCAGGAGAACGACCCGAAATGGGGGCAGTAGCGGCCGAACAACCGGCCACGGGCCCGGATAAGCCCTTAGATTTCACCGAGGAGGAGCTGAACATCCTCCTGAACAACCTCGACGCCTGCTCGCCGGAGGAAATTGCCGAAATTGACCGCATGGTGGACGAATTAGCCACCAGAAAGGCGAATGATGCTGCCTATAACGACCTGATTGCCTTCTGTAAGCGCATGCAGCCCGACTATATCGTCGGCTCCCACCATAGAATTCTTGCAAACATGCTCATGGCTATCGAAAGGGGCGATAAGGACCGGATTTGCGTCAATATCCCGCCTCGTCACGGCAAGTCCCAGCTCGTGTCAACGTATTTTCCTGCGTGGTTCTTAGGCCGCAATCCTAACAAGAAGGTCATGATGGTCTCCCATACCACTGATCTTGCTGTAGATTTTGGTCGGAAGGTGCGGAATATCATCTTTAGCGACGAATATGCGGAGATATTCCCAACCGTACGCATTGCTACGGACTCTAAGTCCGCTGGGCGCTGGAGCACAAACGCCGGGGGTGAGTATTACGCCTGTGGTATCGGGTCATCTATTGCGGGTCGGGGTGCTGACTTGCTCCTCGTCGACGATCCCCACTCCGAGCAGGACGTGCTGAACGGGAACTTTGAGGTCTTTGATAAGGCCTATGAGTGGTTCACCTTCGGTGCTCGGACCCGTCTCATGCCCGGTGGGCGCGTAGCCATCATACAAACCCGTTGGCACATGGATGACCTGACCGGGCGCGTGACTCGGGATATGTCTCAGAACGCGCAGGCGGACCAGTACGAGATCGTGGAGTTCCCGGCGATCCTGCAG